AGCTGGAAGAGCAACTCGAAAGGCTAACCCTTGACCACGCTTTTTTAATGAACGAGGCTGCCCGTATTATTGACGCAATAAAGGCGGATAAAGATAACAAAGCCAATGGGTAGGTCTAAGGCTGCGGCCAAGGCCCTGGCTCACCCGGGGCTCAAGCAGCAGACGCCTAACGAGAAAATGAAGACAGACCTCCACCTGCTCACCGATCGTCAGCGCTGGGAATACCTCTTCAGCCTGAACGTCTGCCCGAAGTCTCCGACTAAATGACCACGACCCCCGCTGGCATCGAACGCATCGCCCGCACCGTCTCCGGCCAGTATGCCCTGCTCCTGTTGCTAGATGGTTACCCGTACGTTGAACTGACCGCCCGCAAGCACGCCGACTTTCTCTCCGACCTTGGCCTCTGGAAGCGCAAGACGCACCCGTCGCTTGCCCGGTCACAGGTTCGCTTTTTCACGCTTGCCCCTAACGGAGAGATAAAGGAACTTACTTTCAACCGATGACCAACCGCGACAACATCAAGCGCCTAGTGGAGAACATCACGGGCTCGTTAGCCACCGTTCAGCATATCGCCGGACGTTATGAACAGCACGACGCCGACATCATCACGCTGTCGGATTTAAACCGCTCGGCCATCACTGAGCTACAGGTCTTCACGGACTCCGTCGAGACCGCCGACGAAGCCGCCCAGGTTAAACCGCTCCACGACCGGGTGCACGTCCTCGTCGTTCAGCTGCGCGTCCTACGCAATACGCTCGAGGCCATGGAGAACGCCGCCGAAGCCGCGCTGGAAGATGTGCGCCGCATCTCCGCCAGCGTCGAGGGAGCAAATCCCGACGACGACGCCCTATAATTTCCACCAACCCAATAACACCACACCACCATGCGTATCCCACCCGAACCCATCACCCACCGCGTCCTTTATGACGGCATCCAGGCGCTGAACTACTCCGGCTCCAAAGAGCTGCTGAAGTCCCCGGCCCATTACCAAGCCTACCTCAACCAGGAGCGTGAGGAAACCAAGGCCCTGCGTATGGGCTCGCTCATCCACTGCGCCGTGCTCCAGCCCGAACTCCTTAACGAGAAGTTTGTCACGGCCCCCGAGTGCGACCGCCGCACTAAGGAAGGCAAGGCCACCTACGAAGCTTTCCAGTCCTCCCTCAAGCCTGGCATGACGGTCGTCAGCGCCGAAGAGTCCTGCGAGTGCCACATCATCGCGTCAGCCGCCAAGCACGCCCTCGAGCGTATGGAGGTCACCTTCGAGATGACCGAGTTCATGTTCACCACGGATCACTGCGGCGTGCAGCTGAAATGTGCAATTGATGGCGTGGGCTCGGACGGCTACCTCTACGACCTCAAGACCACCGAGGACGCGTCCCCTGCTGGCATCCTCAAGTCTATCCGGGCTTACCGCTACAACCTCCAAGCCTACTTCTACCGCCTGTGCTTTGAGACCGCCTTTGAGCGCCGCGTGCTTGGCTTCCGCTTCCTCTTCGTCGAGAAGGCCCCGCCCTACGCCACCGCATGGGTCGAGATTGGCCCTGAGCTGATGTCCTACGCCTGCTCCGACTTCGAGAAGGCGCTGCAAGCCTACCGCGAGTGCACGACGCTCGGCGAGTGGCCAGCCTACGGTGACGAAGTCCAGGTCATCGACATCAAGGGACCGACTACCTCCACCGCTATCACCTTTGCCTAATGGATGCCTTCCTCTGCATCCTTAAAATTATTATCACGCTGACCTTCTTTGGACTCATCGTCGCATCTCTTATCAAATACCTTTCCACCTAACAACATGACCACCGAAAACAACGACCGCCCTCCGCTCACCTCCATCTCGACCAACGGCACCTACCGCCTGAAGCTCATCAAGCCCAAGTTCGAGAAGGTCAAGGTCTGGGAGGACGGCACCTGCTCCGCCCGCCTCTTCTTCGTCGACGATAAGGGCTTCTGCCTCTCCAAGAACTTCTCGACCAAGTACGGCAAGGCGCTCGCCATGCTCGTCGGCAAGTACTCCGGCAAGTTCACCGAGGAGATCAGGCTCGACGCTACGGCTGCCGAGTACCTCCAGTACCTCGAGCCTGCCTGCGGCCAGACCATCCTCGTCGGCGTGGAGTGCGAAGCCAATGGCGAGTACAACGGTCGCCCGCAATTCAAGTACAAGATGACCTACCCCAAGGGCTCCCAAAAGCCGACCGTACCTGACGCGCTGCCTCCTGAAGGCGTTAACTTCTAAGGCCGTGACCGAAGCACCCACGCCGATGGCCGCCCCCACTCTCGTTCTGATCAGTGGGTTTGCCCGGGCAGGGAAGGACACGCTGGCCTCGGGCCTGCTGGAGTGGTCGACCCGCCCTGCCGAGCACATCAACTTTGCCGACGCGCTGAAAGAGGCCGGCAATCACTTCATGGATTATCTCGGACTCGAAGGCAACTTCATGGCCGAAGACTTTAAGTGCGAGAACCGCGACGCCCTGGTCGCCTTTGGTCGCTTCGCACGGCGCCTCGACAAAGATGTCTTCGCCCGACACTTCGCTAACTGGTGCCCGGTGATGAAGCACCACGATCAGGTCAGCCCCGAGACCGTGGTCTGCTCCGACTGGCGTTACATCAATGAGCTGCGCGTCTGTCAGGACATCCTCTGGGAGAAGGGCTGGAAGGTCCGCACGGTCTACGTCTCGACCGCTGGAGTCGGCCCCGCCAATGACGAGGAGCTCGACAGCATCGCCGAGATACGCGCCTCGCACTCGTTTGACCAGGAGTACATCTTTAAGCCGAACGCTCGGCAGCAGATCATGTCCGAAGGACGCATCCTCGCAAAGTCATGGAGGCTCTAACCCTCGAGACGGTGGCATGGGCTCGCAAGGTCGGCCTGTCCCCTGATCGCGTCGCCTTCCTACTGGCCTGCCCCAAGTACACGGTCAGCAAGGGCCACCGCAAGTCTGACCGCGTCATCACTGACAACCCGAACCATCACCTGCAACGCTTAGGCGACTGCTACTGGTTCCGCCTCCGTCGTCGCGGCACGGACATCGTTGAGAACATCGGCCACGACCTCCTGACCGCCCGACAGCGCCGTGACGAGATGCTTGCGGCCTTCGACTCCGGCCAGCCCATCCCTCATCTAAACACTAAATGAGCACCCCTATCCGCTTTGTGGCCTTTGGTGATAACCACGGTGACATGGCCGACGATGAGGCCACCGACGCCCTCTGTGAGTTTATGAAGGACTACAAGCCGACCGTGCGCGTCCACCTCGGCGACTGCTTCGACTTCCGATCGCTTCGCCGGGGCGTTGGCAATGACGCTGAAGGTGCCGAGTCCCTCATGGCTGACATCCAGGGCGGAGAGGACTTTCTCGCCCGCACCAAGCCCACCGTCTACCTCATGGGCAATCACGAGCACCGCACCGTCGCGCTCCAGCATACGTCCGGCTCGGCCATCGTCCGCGACTACTGCGCCGACCTCGAGGCCCGCATTAAGACCGCCGCTAAGAGCTGCGGAGCCAAGACTATCCTGCCCTACCACGCCGAGAAGGGTGTCTATCGTCTCGGCCCGGTGGCCTTCATTCACGGTTACGCGCACGGCCTGAACGCCACTGCCGAGCAGGGCAAGCACTACGCAGACCGGGGAGGCGCTCTCATCCACGGCCACACGCACACGCTCGCCCAGGTTAACTTGACTAAGGCTGAAGGCGGCGCCGCTTTCTCTGCCGGCTGTCTCTGTCAGAAGGACGCTATGGCTTACGCGTCGCACCGCCTAGCCACGTCCCGCTGGGGCTCAGGCTTCGCCGCTGGCTGGGTGGATGGCAAAGACTGGAAGGTCTGGCTCGTGCACAAGGTCGGGCGCAGCTGGATATGGCAGACTGACCTTAAGGTCTACACCCCGAAGGCACGCGCATGAAGCCCTTTGACGCTCGCGGCTTAGTCGACGCGCTCCGTGGCTCGACCGGCGAAGATATCGACGGCTGGATTAGGACAATGGACGTCATCCCGCTTATCGGCGTGAAGACACTCGCCGGTGTTCGGCTGCCCATTGCCCGTATCGTCAATGCTGGCTTTGCGGAACAGCGCCGCGTGGGCAAGGCCCTTCTGATGTACCGCCTGTCGCCCAAGTTTAAGACCTGGGCAGACGCGCACGCCGCCGCCACTGAGCTGGAGCGCTTCGTCGCCCCCGCTGGATGGGTCACACTTACGCAGTACGCCCGCAAACTTCGCCGCACTGTTCGCGGCCTCCAGTACCGCATCGACGGCCAAGACATCCCCGTCCGCATTTACAAGACACCCCGCCCTGTCCCGCATTACCGAAGCACTGACCTCGACCGTCTCTTACGCAAAGCACCTTGACCTTGGGCACCCACGCCCACAAACCCACACCCTTTCTTCCATGACTCCGCCCAACAACACGGCAGCGGAACGCCACGTCCTAGGCGTTATCATCCGCGACAATCTGCCATTCCCAGCCCAACTAAAGCCTTCGGACCTGTTTGAGCCACAGCACCAAGACATCGCCTCGGCGATCCTTTCGCTTCAGGCCGACGGAAAGGCCATCGACGAGAACATCGTATCGAATTACCTGCGGGAGATGAAATCGGTAGTGGAGCACTTCTTTGTGTCCTCCATGACGACCGAGGCAGGGCAAATGTTACGCCAGGAGCACGTCGACATGATTGCCGACTCTGCCATCCTGCGCGAGGCCAGCCTGATTGCCAGCCGCGCTACCGACCCGGATACCTTACTCGAGCACTATGCCCGCCTATCCGATAAGCGCAAGGCCCTCTCCGTTCGCCAAGGTGCTCAACAGATGCGGATTGACGACCTTATGGCCTTTGACCGCAAGGCTGACCCAACCAACGTCTTAGGCAATCGCTGGCTGTGCCGTGGCGGTTCCCTGGTCATGGCTGGTCAGGCTGGCACCGGCAAGTCGGCCCTAATGATGCAGGCCGCCATCAACTGGACGCTCGGGCAGGACTTTTTCGGCATTAAGACTAACGATGGCATGAAGATGCGCACGCTAGTCATCCAAGCCGAGAACGATGCCGGAGACGTTGCCGAGTCCATGCAGGATCAGATTAAGGGCCTTGGCTTATCCGAGTTTCAGAAGGATGACCTCAAGGACAGGATGTTCATTTACCGCGAGAGCGTCGCAACGGGCAAGGAGTTTGGCGACGTCCTTCGTAAGCTCGTCGTACAGCATCAAGCGACGATTTGTTTTGTCGACCCACTTATGGCATTTGTTGGCGCCGACATCTCCGAGACCTCCGAGGCCGCCAAGTTTCTACGCCACATCATCCAGCCCATCCTAAACGAGACCGGGGTCATCATCGTCTTCATGCACCATACCGGGAAGCCCAAGTCGTCCAAGGACAAGGAAGGCCAGACGGCTGCCGACCTCGCATATCAACTTTTCGGGAGTTCAGAGGTCACTAACTGGGCGCGGGAAATCGCCTGCCTTCAGCGCTGCCCAGGGGAAGAGCAGATCTACCGCTTTGGCCTGACTAAGCGCCGTATGCGTGCCGGCATGACTGACGGCTTCAAAGGTTGCGGGGAAATATACATTCGCCACTCCCCTAACCGCGATGAAATCCGCTGGGTACGCTCCCAGCCTCCCGTAGTCGACTCTGGTGAGGGCTATTAGACCCCTCTCCGTGGCTTCCTGCGCCCCTTGCAGGGACAGGTGGCTACCACCCCCGCCACTAGGCACATAACAACCCATTTCAGCCCAACTATGCACACCCATACAAAACCGACGACAAAACCGACGACAAATCCATGTCTCTCTTGCAGTCCATGTCTTCTACATGGACATGCAATGAGAGAGGGAGGGAAGAATACGGCTCGCCTTGACGGCGGCCTATCCCCCTCCCCTCGAGATACAAAATACAGCTGACGCACATGGCACACTACCGGAAGAAACGCACCCCTGCTCAGGTCGCGGCTGACAAGGTACGTTACGAGATCGCAAGAAACAACCGCATCGAAGAGCTGAAGACTTATGCCAAGCAGTGGAAAGACCCAACCCTTGAGCCCGTAATGCAAGCCCGGGCAGCCGTAGGCCGTAAGTCTATTGCTGAGCGCAAGACCATCGTCGTTCAATCCTTGCAACGATTTCTTCAGCGACAGGATGAGGCCAACACCAGGCTAAGATGGGTACAGGTCATCCAAGCCGGCGAGACTCAGATCATGACGATAATCCGTCAAGCCTGCCGCGGCCAATCAACCAAACTGCGCGCCAAGTCTTCCGAGCATCTTTTCCGCACAATGGTCAGGGAGGGTATGTTCAGGCTAAACCTTAGCACAGGGCTTTGGGAGAACCGATGCAAGGCGCTCTGACCGTTTGCCACTTGCCCGCTGAGTAACATCCTTTCCAAATGAGCAGCGTGACCAAGGCCACAGTCAACGACCTCACGGCGCCGCACAGTGAGGCCAAGTCGTTCGACGCATGGTTCTTTGCGCAGCC